AAACGAAATAAATTTATTCGAAATTTAGCATGGTCACTAAAAGGAAATACTCTTGTTCTTTTTCAATATGTTGAAAAACATGGCAAGCCATTATATGATTTAATTTCAGATAATAAAAAGAATGTTTATTTTGTTTATGGTGGCGTTAATACTGATATTCGTGAAGACATAAGACAAGAAGTTATAAACAATTCAGTAGATGCAATTATAATTGCATCATATGGAACTTTTCAAGAAGGCATAAATATTCCTAATCTTCATAATATTATACTTGCAAGTCCATCAAAGAGTCAAATTCGAGTTTTACAATCAATTGGAAGATCTATTCGAAAACATGAATCAAAAGAATACGCAATGATTTATGACATCGTTGATAATTTTAGTCTTGGTTCTTGGAAAAATTATGCAGTACAACATTTCTCTGAAAGACTGAAGATGTATTCAAAAGAAAAAGCGTTTGATATCAAAATAAACAATGTTAATTTTTAAGGAGAAAACTTGATGTATACACTCTTAAAACTTATCAATGGTGAAATTATTTTTACAGAAATTGAATATGAAGATGATGAAAAGTATTGTATTAAGAATCCAATAACTTTTGAAATTTCTGAAGAAGAAGGATTTGTATTTAAAAGTTGGTTAGCATTCGTCAATGATAATTTTTGTTTATTACACAAAAATCATGTTTTAACTGTTCTTGGAGAAGCTCACCATTTGATGGCAACCATGATAGATAGATATTTGAACAAACAAAAAGAAATCAAAGAACAAATTGTATCAACTAATCAAGAATTAGCAGTAGAAAATCATAATGAAAAACAACTTTCTTTTAATGATCAACTTCAACAAATGTTAGATGAAATAGAAGAATAAACATTTCCTTGTTGAGCTTAATAGCTATTATAACACATTCTGAGAAGTTGTAAACCCCAAAATGAATAATTTTTTAAATGGGGTTTACAACTAATTTTTTTTATGATATTATAAAGTTATGATATTTATTATAACAAAGGATTTAAAAATTGGCTAAAAGAACTAAGAATTATATCGACAATAAAATATTCTATCAAGCTATGACTGAGCATTATGATGCTGTAAAAAAAGCAAAAGAAAATAATGAAGAATTACCTCAAATCAATAATTATATTGGTGAATGCATATATAAAATTGCTGTTAATACGGCTCGTAGAGCTAATTTTAATAACTATACTTTCAAAGAAGAAATGATTGGTGATGGCATTGAAAATGCCATAAGAGCCGTCAATAATTTTGATCCTTCTAAATCGACTCAAAATCCATTTGCTTATTTTACTCGTATTATTTGGTTCGCATTTCTTCGTCGTATTGAAAGTGAGAAAAAACAACTTTACACAAAACACAAAGTTGCAGAGAATGCCTTTTTAAGTGGTAGTTTATTTAATGAACAAAACGATTCAATATCCAAATTTCAACCATCAATGAATAATACTGATTATATCAATGATTTTGTTGAAACATATGAAAAAAAGCTTGAAGAAAAGAAAAATAAATGATGATAGTCAATGATCAAGTCGAGGATCAGATAAGCATTGATTAAAAAAATTCCAAATGAATAAACATATCTGAAACATTTAAAATGAAAGGAGGTGTTCAGTATTATGAAGATAGCAATCATAACTGATCAACACTTTTGGTGTACGAGGAGATCATAAAGTATTGCTTGAAGCTCAAGCAGACTTTTATTCGCGTATATTTTTTCCTTACTTAAAAGAACATAAAATTGATACTATTATTGATTTAGGTGATGCTTTTGATCGAAGAAAATACGTAAACTTCAATACTTTGAACCAAGCCAAACAAATGTTTTATAATCCAATACGAGATAATAATATGAATCTCTATTCAATTATTGGTAATCATACGACGTATTATAAAAATACTAATGAAATTAATACTATGGTTGAATTGTTTGAAGACTATTCAAATATTGATGTTTGCTGGAAAAAACCAGAGTTATATACATTTGACGATCTTGATATTCTCTTTTGTCCTTGGATTAATTCTCAAAATTTCCAAGAATCCATGGAAATTATTCAAACTACAAAAGCTCCAATTCTTATGGGCCATTTAGAAATCCAAGGATTTGAGATGTATAAGGGTTCAGTCAACAATGAAGGATTTGATCAGTCAATCTTCAATAAATTTGATATAGTAATGTCAGGTCATTTTCATCATAAATCATCTTATGGTAATATTAACTATCTTGGAGCTCCATATCAAATGACTTGGGGAGATTATAATGATCCTCGAGGATTTCATATGTTTGATACTACTACACGAGAATTAACTTTTATTGAAAATCCTAATCATTTGTTTGTTAAGCTTTTTTATGATGACACTAAGATGTCAGTTGAAAATTTGAGTGATTTAAGCTTTGATGTAGAGAATAAATACGTTAAAGTGATTGTGCAAAACAAAGACAATCCTTATCTTTTTGATATGTGGATTGATAAAGTACAACATAATAGTCCAGCAGATGTCAAAATTGTTGATGATCATCAGCACTTAGATTTGCTTGATGAAGAAGAATTATTAGACGAAGCTGAAGACACTTTATCTTTGATTCAAAAATTCGTAGACAGTTTAGATATTAAAAGTAATAAGGATGAAGTAACACATTTCGTTCAAGCATTATATAATGAGGCTTTAAATACATGATTATTTTTCAAAAGATTCGTTGGATGAATTTTCTTTCGACTGGTAATGCTTTTACTGAAATCTCATTAAATAAAAATGATTCAACTGTGATCATTGGAGAAAATGGATCAGGAAAGTCAACTATTCTTGATGCACTCTGCTTTGTTCTTTTTGGTAAGCCTTTTCGTAAAATCAATAAACCACAATTGATGAATAGTATTAATAAGCGTGATCTTCTTGTTGAAGTTGAATTTTCTATTGGTAAAAATGAGTATTTTGTAAGACGTGGTATGAAGCCAAATGTGTTTGAAGTGTATAAAAATAATGAAATGCTTAATCAGGATGGTGCTGTAAGAGATTATCAACTTGAATTTGAGCAAAATATTCTTAAGATGAATTTCAAGAGCTTTGGCCAAATTGTAATTTTAGGTGCAACATTTGTTCCTTTTATGCAATTACCTGCTGCGCATCGAAGAGAAATCATCGAAGATCTTTTGGATATTCAAATCTTCTCAAAAATGAATTCACTTCTAAAAGATCACATCACTAATAACAAGCTTGCTCTACAAGACGTCAAATATAAAATTGATCTAGAGAATGCACATATTAAATCGATTGAAAAGAATAATCAAGCACTTGAAAAGCTTAAGACTTCAAATGTAAATAAAATCACTGAAAGAATTCAAACTCTTACAGAAACGAACAAAAAATATTCAATTGAAATTGAGAAGTTGCAAGCAGAAATACAAGAAGAACAAAAGAAAATCAAGAATCAAAAATCTGCACATAAGAAATATAATGAGATGTACAGAATAAAAGACAATCTTTTGCATAAAATTGCAAAGCTTGAAACAGATATTCATTTTTACGAGAGCAATAACGAATGTCCAGTTTGTAAGCAAGAAATTGATTGCGATCATAAGAATACTATCATTCAGTCAAAACAACTTAAAATCGTTGAAGTCAATGATGGAGTTGATAAGCTTAAACTTGAAATCGATAAGATCTTAGAACGTCTCAATTCGATGGAAACAATTCAAAATCATATTAATGATTTGAACACTCAAGTGAATGAGCTTAATATATCATTCTCGATTAATGAAAAGAGCATTGCTTCGCTTCGACAAGATTTAGAAGAGTCAAAGAAAGAATATGAAATTATTGATCGAGGCAATACACAGCAACACGTTGAAAATATCACAAAATATAAAACTGAGTCAAAGAGACTTATAAATGAAAGAGATACTATGGGAATAGTCAATAATCTCTTAAAGGATGGTGGTATTAAGACTCAAATTATTCGAAAATATGTACCAATTATCAATAAGCTTATTAACAAATACTTAGCTGAGATGGAATTTTTTGTCCAATTTGAATTAGATGAGCAATTTAATGAGACTATTCGATCTCGCTTTCGAGATGATTTTTCTTATGATTCATTTTCTGAAGGTGAGAAAGCTAAGATCGATATCGCTCTTCTTTTCACATGGCGAGCAGTGTCCAAGCTTAGAAACTCAATCTCTACAAATCTCTGCATTTTAGACGAAGTGTTCGATGGGTCATTGGACATGGATTCAACTGAATATCTTATGAGTCTTCTTCAAGAGCAAAATGGTAACTTATTCATTATTAGTCATAATAGTGCCATTCAAGAGAAATTCGAAAATATCATTCGTTTTCAAAAGGTTAATAATTTTAGCAGAATTGCATCATAATGGGGTTTACAAAGTCATTATTCTATGATAGAATAAATCCTTAACAATAAGGAGTAGGAATGACATCATTCTATACAAGTGTCCAGAGACATGGAAATAATATATTATTTAGAGGATATAATGATGGTCAACCATTAACAAATAAAATCAAATTTAAGCCAACATTATATGTTCAGTCATCTACAAAAAGCGATTGGGTTGGTATCGATGGGACTCAAGTTTCACCTGTACATTTTGACTCAATGAAAGAATGTCGAGAGTTTAAACAACAATATGAGGGTGTCAAATCTTTTAAGATTTTTGGCACTATCAGTCATATTTTTGAGTTTATCAATGAAAGATTTCCAGGTGAAATTGCTTTTGATCCAACTCTTATCAATGTAGTCAATTTTGATATTGAAGTCTATTCGCCAGATAATGAAGGATTTCCTGATCCTGAACTTGCTACAGTTCCAATTGTATCAATAGCTCTTAAATCCAGTAGAGTCGACTATTATCAAGTTTGGTGTTTAAAAGATTATGATAAGAAGCAAAAGCTTATTGATAAGAACTTAGAAGTCCATATTTGCAAAGACGAACAAGACCTCTTATCAAAATTCATGCTCTATTGGATTAAAGCAAATATTGATGTCGTAACTGGTTGGAATATTCGATTTTTTGATATTCCATATTTGATTAACAGAATATCAAAAGTCCTTGGAGAAAACGTTGTAAAGAAACTTTCTCCATGGGAGTTATTGCAGACTCGAGAAATCAAATACAAAAATAAGGTAATGAATTCGTATGAAATGGTTGGTATATCCCAGCTTGATTATTTGGATCTCTTTCAAAAATTTGGTCAATTAATCTATGGTCCTCAAGAGTCTTATTCATTAAATCATATTGCTTATACAGTACTTGGTGAAAAAAAGCTATCTTATGATGAATATAGTAATCTTGGTGATCTTTATGAAAAAAACCATCAAAAATATATTGACTACAATATTCGAGATGTAGAACTCGTTGAAAGGATTGACGATAAGGTAGGTCTTCTCAATTTAGCATTTGCTATGGCTTATAAAGCTGGTACTAATTACTCTGATGTATTTGGAACAACTGCTATTTGGGATGCGATTATCTATCGGTACCTATACGAACACAAGATTGCAATTCCTCCAAATGTAGTTCAAGACAAACGAGATTATCCTGGTGGATATGTGAAAGATCCTCAAGTTGGTATGCATGATTGGATTTGTTCATTTGATCTTAACTCACTTTATCCGAATATCATTGTTCAATATAACATGAGTCCTGAAACTATTATTCAGGACAAAATGAACTCGTTTGCAAATCCACAAAGTTGTCTTTCTGGAAAAGTTGTAAATGATACTGAATATGCCATGGCAGCAAATGGAGTCTATTTTGATAAAAGTAAACTCGGTGCTCTACCAGCTGTGGTCAAAAAGTATTATGACGAACGTGTAGCTCTTAAAGATAAAATGATTGAAGCGAGAAAGAAACTAGAGAGTGGAAATAAGTCGTATTCAATTGAAAGCATCATCGCTAAACTTAATACTCAGCAAATGGCTATTAAGATTCTTTTGAATTCACTTTATGGAGCAAGTGGTAATCGATTTTTTCGATATTTTGATCTACGTATCGCAGAGGCAATTACACTCTCAGGGCAATTATCCAATTTTACAGCTGAGAAAGTGATCAATGAATACCTTAATAAGGTCTTAAAGACAAATAAAGATTATGTGATTGCGATGGATACAGATTCAGTCTATCTTAATCTCAGTGAGCTGGTTGCTCAAACATATTCTAATCATTCAATTGATAAGACAGTAGACTACTTAGATAAAGTGTGCTCACGCGCCCTCGAGCCTGTAATCGCAAAAGGATTTGAAGATTTAGCTCAACAAATGAATGTCTATGAAAATCGAATGGTTATGGGGCGAGAAAATATCGCAAATCGAGGCATCTGGACAGCAAAGAAAAGATACATTCTTAATGTGTATGACAATGAAGGTGTAAGATATTCTGAGCCTAAGCTTAAAATTATGGGCATCGAAGCAATCAAATCATCAACTCCAGAAGTATGCCGTAAGAAGTTTCATGAAGCATTCAAAATAATTATGACACAAACAAATGCTGATATTCAAAAATTTATCAAGGATTTTAGAATAGAATTTTCAAAGCAAAATATTGAAGACATCTCATTTCCACGTGGTATCACAGATGTTACTAGCAAATCTAATTCGAAAA